TACACCCCGTAGCCCTGCGCGGTCGTCGTGTCGACGCCCTTCAGCGCGAACGAGTTGGCCGCGGTTGCGTCGACGACAAACGCGCGGTTGTTCACCTGCACCATGCCGCCCACGGCGCTCAGCACGCCGACGACGCCGTTGGCGTTGCCGTGCCCGGTCGAGCTGACCACGCCCGGGTTCGCATTCGTGATGCCCGTGACGGCATCCGTGGCACCGGCGACGGTGCCGACGCTCAAGAATGCCTGCTGTGCCTTCTGTGCCATGTTCCTCTACTCCTAAGTCCAGACCTGCCAGGATTGCGTGAGCCGGTACAGTTCGGGGTCAACGTCCGGCTCGTACCCGTCGACCTCTGAAGTCATGACAAACCCGCCGGCCTCGAGCGCGGCGCGCGCGGCGTCCGCCACGGCCCGGGTTGTCGAATAGGTGCTCGCGTACACGTCGATCTGCACCAGGTTGGCGTCGAGTCCGCCATTGCCGCGCAGGTGGTTTTGCGGCGTCACGCTGATCCGCTGCAGCACGACGGCCGGCACGGCGATCGACTGCGTGCGCCGGATCGGCTCGATGCGATCAGCAGGCACGAGCGCAGTCACCGCGCCCGCAGCCACGAGCACGTCGCGCAGAGCTTGAATGCCCATCAGAACCCCGTGATCGTTTTGCGCAGTCGGCTTGCAATGCGCGCCTGCTCGCGCGCCGCGACCTTCTTGATCTCGCCCGCCAGTTCCTTGCGGATGATCTCGATGGCCTGCGTCTTGTTGGACTCGAACGCGGGGCGCATGAACGGGCGCGCCGGGATGGGCTGGACCTCGGTGCCGAACCAGCCAGCGGTCGGCGTACCCAGCACCTTGCCCTCGTCACCCTTGCGCTTGCGACGGACAACGCCGCGGCCGAACTCGATCCACTTCCAGTAGAAGGCGTCGCGGTCCTTCTTCTGCTGCCGCTTTCCACGCCGCACCGACACGATGCGGCGCTCGAATCCGGGCGTGCTGAACTTGGACCGCTTCGAATAGATGGCGCTGCGCAGGCGGCCAGTCTTGACCGGCGCCAGCTGGCGCGCCGTCGACACGATCGGACGCGCAGCCTTTGCCAGCGCGCCCTGCAACGCCTTGCCCTGCAGCCGATCGGGCAGCGTGCGTTTGAGCATCTGCTCGAGCTCGGCCAGCCCTTCGACCCGGATGTCGGTCACGCCGCCGCCCTCGTGAACAGTTCCAGCCCCTCGCGGCGGCCGATCTCGTTGATGCCCAGAATGTCGAAGCCGCGACCGTCGAACAGCACGCGATCGGTGACGACCACATCGGTGCGGTGGCGGATGCGGAAACGCATGTCGGTGCTGGCATACGTGGTCTGCGCCACGAACGCCTCGCGGCCGCCGCCTTCCAGCTTTTCAGCCCAGACCGTCGAATACGTCGTCCATGACTCGACGCGCTCGCCATGCACGTTCGCAGCGGCCAGCGAGCGGCGCTGCAGTTCGATGAGGCGGTCCATTGCACCCGCGCGCATCAGTAGAAAACCCGGTACGGGAACAGCAGCGCATCGGCGCCGCGGGGCAGCTCGTTGGCGCTGGGGCCGATCACCACGTCCTCGCGGTGTTCGTACAGGTGGCCGAGCGTCAGCAGGATGGCGGCGCGCACAGGCTCCGGGATCTGCGCGTAGCCGGCGACGAAGCGCACGGTGACGGCGGCCATCTGATCCCGCACTTCGGGCCAGGTGACGCCGTACGCCGGCTCGATCCGCCCCTCGATCCCGATCGTATCGACCAGGTACTGCGAGGGGTTCAGCGTCTGCGTGGCGCCGGCGGTGTCGACGTAGGACACCGAGGCCACGGAAACCAGCGGCGAGCGCAGCAGCACAAGTCGCGGCCGGCCATCGTGCGAGCACGGGTAGTCGTAGTCGAAAGTCTGGTCGAACGTCTGGACGGCCAGCGCTCGACGTGTGTAGTTCTCGGCAGCCGCGCGCGCCGCCATGAGATACGTTGCGATCAGCGCATCGTCACTGGGGTGTGAGACGCGCAGATGCGCTTTCGCCTCAGCCAGCGACACTGGCTCGGCGGTGGGCGCGGTGACGAGGGAAAGGCCCATGGGTGAAATCAGCCGCCCGACTTGTTCTCGGGGGCGCCCTTCTTCGCCTTGCTTTCGGGCTGGTCAGCGTCGACCGCCCAGCCTTCGGCGATGGCGACCTCGATAAGCTGCTCGTCGTTCGTCTCGACGACTTCGCCGGCGGTGTAGGTCTTGAGCTCGACGCCGCGATGCGCGAAGACGAACTCAGTCTTGATCTTGAGATTCATGGGAACTCCGTGCGGTAGGAACGCGAGAGAGACGGAGGGGCCGTTGCCGGCCCCTCCGCCATCGATCACTCGATGGTCACTCGATCAGGTCGTGGAGATCCGCAGCAGCTTGATCGCCTGCGTGTTGCGCAGACGGCCGCCGACTCGCTTGCGGATGTAGAACTGCACGAAGCCCGGCACGGTGATCTCGTCCCGGGTCATGCGCATTCCGACGCGATCCGCGATCAGGTAGCCCTCGCGGAAGTCGCCGAACGCGAGCGGGAAGGCGTTGGCCGCCACCGCCGGCATGTCCTCGGCTTCCGTGATGCCGTAGCCCATGAACGTCTCGGGCTGGCCGGCGACAACGGACGGCTGCCAGAGGTACTGGTTCGTCGTGTCCTTGTACTTCCGCAGCGCCGACAGGACCAGCTTGCTGGTCACCCATCGGGCATTGGACCGGTAGCGCGCGCGCAGGGAGTACACCAGGTCGTAGAACACGTCCGCGGTGGTCGGCATGGCGGCCGCCTGACCGCCCGGGATGTACTGCAGCGTGCCGAACGCACGGGCTGCGTCAGCCGTCACCACCGGCGTCGGGCCGGTGAGGAAGCCGGTCGGGCGGTTCGTGCCGCTGCCGCTGACGAAGGCCAGGCCCTCGCCCTGCGCGATCGCTTCGGCCGCCGAGCTGATCAGCCAGCTCTCGACGTCGAAGAACAGGTCGTCGAGCGACTCCTCGGAAGCGCGCGGCCGGGCCGACGCGGTGCCGAAGGTCGGAGCGACTTCCGCGAGGTCCGGGGTCGTGGTCTGGCTGCGCGCGCCGGCCTCACCCACCCACTCGAACGCCGCGCCGTTGATGTCGAACAGCTCCTTGTAGTCGGGGCTGCCGACGGTGCGCACCGTGGCGATCTGGCGGATCGGGCTGATGTCGACCAACAGGCGCGCGATCTGGCGCTCGATGACTTCGGGCAGCGCGAAACCGCCGGCCGAGCCGGTCGAGGTCACGGTCTGCGCGGCGCGACGCTCACGCGAATCCGCGGACGCGCGCGTGTCGAGTGCGCGAGCGGCCTGCGTGACGCGCTGCTGGATCTCGCCGTCCTTCGGCGCGCGGACCCAGTCGAGGAACGCGCTGCGGTACTCCGCAGCTTCGCGCGACTCGCCGTCAGCGCCCGAGCTGCCGCCGCCGTGCTGGCCGGGGCGTGCGAGCTTCGTCTCGACCTTCTCGAGGCGCGACTTCGCCTCGCTCAGGCCGTTGATCGCGTCGTCGATGCGTGCGAGCTTGGCGTCGAGCTCGGCCGTGCCCTTGCCGGCCTTGATGGCGTCGAGGCGCTGGTCGTTGGTCTTCTTGTACTCCTCGAAGGCCGTGGCGATCTTGTCGATCGCTTCGCCGACGGAGGCCAGGGTCGGCGTGTCGCGGCGCTCGTACAGAGCAGCCAGAACGCCAGCGGAGAGCAGTCGCGCGCGGAACGCCGCGAAATCGCGGTGCATGTTCTTCATGGAAAGATCCTCGTTAAGTGGTCAGGGAGTTGAGCAGCCGCTGGGCGGCATTCATCGCAAGCGCGGTTGATTGCGCGGCATCACGCCGCTCCTCTCCCATGCGCATGACGCGCGAGACGAGTCCCGTCGCGTCGGCTTTGCTGAACCCTGCCTCTCGCAGGATTCGCTCGGCATCTTTCGGCGTGGTTACGTCATCGGCCGCAGCCTTGACGTTCGTCACCCGCGCCTTCGAATTCGCCGGGAATGTCACCAGGGACACTTCCCACAGATCGATCTCGGTCAGCGTGCGGACCTCGCTCTCGCGGTCATAGGCCCACTGCTTCGACACGAAGCCGATCGACAGGCCGTTCAGCGCGCCGAGCTTCAGCAGCGCGTGCGCTTCTTTGCCGCGCACCGTCTCGAGCGCGAGCTGACCCTTGACGCGCAGGCCCTTGGCGTCCTCGGTCATTTCGGTCCACACGCCGATCGGCTCGTCGGCATCGTGCTGCCACAGCATTGCCGGCATCGTGCCCGACGCCTTGTGCGCTTTCAGCGAGTCGACGAAAGCGCCGGCAGCGATGATGTCGTCGTAATCGTCGCGCACGCCGAACACCGAACCGTAGCCCTCGATGGTGCCGTCGTCGGAGACCGCGCGAATCTCGAGCACGCATGAGCGGACCTCGCGCGCCGTGCTGGCGTCGCGCTTCTCAATCTGCGGGCGGGTCTTGTGCATCGCCTTGATTCCTGTTGCCTGCGTTCATGTTGAGCGGAGTCAGCGGTTCGTCGAGGCCGGGGAGCGGATCCTTGCCTTCCTCGTCGCGGAGCTCGTTGCGGGTGTAGATGCCCATCTCGGCCATCGTGCGCGCCCACATCGCTCGATCCTTCATCGAGCCCGACATCAGGTAGCGGACGTCGAACTCGGCGAACAGCGGCCCCGAGCCGTCGAGCAGCATCTCGTCGAGGCGCTGCGTCCAGGCGCGGTGCCACGGCGCGAGGGTGTGCTTCACGTGCGCGCCGAAGAACGCCTCGGTGCTGGCGAAGGTCGACGACTTGTCCGAGTGGCCGACCATGATCGGGAACACGCCGTATCCGCGGCAGATCTCCTCGACCTGGAACCGGCGCGTCTCGAGGTGCTGGGCATCGACGCCAGAGACCGACATCGAGATCCACTTCGCCGACCGATCGATGATCAGCGGCGTGCCGGCCCTGTCCGGTCCCGATCTGCTCTTGATCCATCCCGACAGGCGATCGTGCTGTTCCGGCGTCAGGTTGCCGTCGACCGAGTACACGCCGCTCGGGCGCAGCCCGTTCTCGTGCATCGCCGCCTGGCTCCTCTCCGTGGCCATGGCGAGACCGACCGCGCTGCGCGCGAGGAACACCGCGTCGAGGCTGTTGACCCAGTCCCACTGCACGCCGTTGAGGACGAAAACGTCCTCGGGCATGAACTCGCCGACCATGCCGAAGTCATCCCAGCAGCGATAACGCAGCTGGTAGCGCGAGACCTGGCGCACATCCCACCGGCCCGGCGGTATCGGGATCAGCTCGCGCACGCGGCGGTTGTCGCCCCGGACCTTGATCGAAAGCCCGGCGCCGGCGAGCGCGGCGTGCACCGTCATCATCCGGCGCCACTCGAACGAGGTCTGCCACTCGTTCGGGCGGCGGGCGAGCAGCCGGTACTCCGGGATGTTCTCCGCCCGCTCGCGCGTTCGGTCTGCCTTGTACCGGAACACCTCGAGGCCCGGCGTCGCGCAGCCGTCGGCCAGCACTTTGACGCAGGCCAGCACGGTGGAGACCTGCAGCGCCGTCTTCTGCGTGACCGTGACGCCGGCAATAGAGCCGCCCCCACCGCCATCGATCAGCGACGCGATCTGGTCATAGGTGAGTTGCGCAGCCTTGCGATCGGTGACCGCCCGTGAGAAGAATCCCATCAGTAGGCCCCCTCACGGCGAGCAGCGAGCAGTCCGAAGGCGAACGCAAAGCCGCCGGCCACGATCCATCCCGCGGGCATGTAAATCAGCCCGGCCCCGTACGACATGCAGCCGATCCCGGCCAGCATCAGCGCATCCGGCACCAGGTCGCGCACCGCCTTCGTGATCTGCTTCATGCGATCTCTTTGTCCCAGAATGAGCGGGCCGCCAGCGGGTTGAGCGCCATCATCGTGACGGCCGAGAATCCCGCCATGAGCGGGTCGATCTTTGCGCTGCCGCTGGCCTGCTTCGTGATCGTGATCGCGTTGCCCACCTGGACGACCCGCGCGTTGCCGACGCACCACGCCATAAGCGGGCGGCCGGCGTGCACGATTTCGCCACCGGCGAGCGCGCGCTCCGTGGTCTTGATTGCGCCGTTGAGCTTCCAGCCCTGCTGGACGGCCGTGATCTGCTCCAGCGTGAACGCGCGGTCTTCGCTGGTGAGCTCGTCGATCAGCGCACCGATCCCCGCCGGGTCGACGCCGATCGCGTGCTTGTCGGGCAGCAGGCCGGCGTCGCGCACGCGGCAGATGATGTCCGCCACCTGCACGACGTCCTCGCCGGGCAGCGCAACGATCGTCAGGTCACCGTCGCGGCGGAAGTCCTGCAGGCGGGAGGCGATCTCCTTGCGGCGCTGCATGGCGATCTCGTGCGCCCATGCGTGCGACCACCACAGCCAGCGCCGCGTGCCCTTCTCCCGGCCGATCACGGCGATGCCGAACAGGTCGTCGAGGCCGCCGCCGTCGAGGCCAATCGTGGCCACCTCTGAGCGATCGAGCAGCGCCTCGAGCGTCAGCGTTCGGTCGCCGCACCTTTCCCAGAAATCCGCCCCGGCCCACCGGTCCGAGCGCAGCGCCGTGCCGATCTCGACGTTGAGATGCTTGGCCAGGAACTGCTGGAACGTGCCGTCCGTCTTGTGCTGCTGCTTGCGCAGCTCGTCGCTGAGCCATTCCGGGCTGACCGAGCGACCGATGTTCGGGTTCGTGACGTAGAAGTTCGCCGGGTCGAGGTACGCCTTCGCCTCGATCATCGGCGCCGGGTACTCGTACAGCACCGGCAGAAACCGCCTGTCGTCGACCTTGCCGTCGCGCACATCGCGCGCGTACCGCAATTTCTCGAGGAACACGCCCGCCGGCGGCTGGTCGCTCTGCGTGGTCAGGTAGATAACGAAGCCCTCGGGCCGCGACACCTGGCCGCCGAGCGCCTCCATGAACATTGCCTCGGCGTGCGGCTTCGTGCCGAACAGCCAGTGCTCGTCGACCAGCACCCGGCCGGCCTTCTTGCCCGACACCGTGTCGGTGTCTGCGGCCACGACCTTCAGCGACGCGCGCGTGACGCGGTGCGTGATCGTGCGCACGTGGTCCTGCACGTGGAACAGCGCCGAGAGCTCCTCGTCGGCGCGCACCATGGCGGCGGCCGGGCGGAAGCTGTTGTCGGCGACTTCCTTCGTCGGCGCCAAGATGAGGTGCTCCTCCTCCTCGCGCCAGCACAGGATCAGGGCCGTGAGCATGACGCCCGCGGCGAGCGTCGACTTCGTGTTCTTCTTGCTGATCAGCAGATAGAACTCGCGGATCAGTTGCGCGCCGGTCTCCGGGTCGTTGGCGCCGAAGATGGCGGCCACGAAGTCGAACACCCACTGCTCGGAGCACTCACCGAACGTCGGGCGGCCGGGGATGTCGACCACCCGAAGCTGTTTGAAGATCGCGAGCGCCTGCTCGGCCCGCTCGTCGAAGATCGGCGCCGGGATGATCGAGCGCCGAGCGAGCAGGCGATCAGCCCAGTCCGGGCAGGCCGTGCTCCACCGCATCAGATCTTCTTACCGGCCACAGCGGCCAGGCGCGGCGGCGCGGGCGCGAATCGGCTGACGATGCCCTTCGCCTCCTCGTTCCGCTGCTCCTTCTTGCCGGTCTCGCCCAGCTTCTTGTGCTGGAACGGCAGCAGCGCCTGCGCGGCCCTCAACTGGGTCTCGTCGGCGATGATCCGGCCGGACATGACCCCCTCGAGGAACAGCTTCGCGTCGGTGACACCCTGGCCACGCGCGATCGCGTCGGGTTCCGCGGGGGCATCGGATCCGACCGGCGGCG